CAACGATATGATGAAGGAAGGAAGTCATTCCAGCATGTCAATTAGTAAACCTAATAGACAATCTCGCGTAACAATTGGCGGAACTCAAGGTTCATCGAACTAAGGGTTCTTAATTTTAATTCTTGAAATAGAGGAAAGTTTAAATGGCAAATGTAGACAAGGCCTTTGGGCTAAGACCTTATAAAGGTCTTAATGTCGCTTCAGCCGTTCAAGAAGCAAACAAATATAATATTGTGACCACTGGATATGGTACAAGCATCTTTCAAGGTGATTTGTGTATATTCGCAAGTGGATTTATCAACAGAGCAGCAGCTAGTTCTGCTAACCTAGTTGGTGTGTTTTCACATTGTTATTATGTTGCTACTGACGGCACGCCTACCTTTAAGAATTACTATCCAGCCAGCACAACGGCACTAGGCAGTGGCGACATAGAAGCATATATCTATGACGACCCTAACCAATTGTTTGTTGTTCAGGCGGACGGTGCTTCGGCTCAAACATGTATAGGTAGAAATGCCGATACTGATGGGATTGGTGGCAGTACGACAACTGGTGTCTCCACACGCGAACTGGACTCTAGCACTATAGCAACAACGCAAGGACTACAACTTAAAATCGTTGGTGTTGTTCAAGATGACATTAATGGCGATCTCACAGCAGACAACGCTAATTTGGTAGTACAAATTAACGAACATGCTTATAGAGGTCCTGTTGCAGGAACTTAGGAGTAATTTAAATGGCAATTAGCAGAGCGCAATTGGTTAAAGAGTTGCTTCCAGGCCTGAACGCATTATTTGGACTTGAGTACGATAGATATGACAGAGAACATGAAGAAATTTATGACATGGAGTCAAGTGATCGTGCTTTTGAAGAAGAAGTAATGTTAACAGGTTTTGATACCGCACCCGTTAAGTCAGAAGGAGCAGGAGTAGCTTTTGACCAAGCGCAAGAAGCGTTTACATCAAGATATACTCACGAAACGATAGCATTGGCCTTCTCAATTACTGAAGAAGCAGTGGAAGATAATCTGTATGACAGACTATCTGCAAGATATACTAGAGCACTTGCTCGAAGTATGGCTAACACGAAGCAAGTTAAAGCAGCATCTGTGTTAAATAGAGCGTTCAATTCAAGTTATCCAGGCGGCGACACGAAAGAGCTTTGCGCAACGGACCACCCAACTGTGGGCGGTGCTAATCTGCGTAATGAGCTTTCTACAGCAGCTGACCTAAGTGAAACTTCATTAGAACAAGCACTAATTGACATTGCAGCTTTTACTGACGAGCGTGGCTTGAAAGTGGCTTTACAAGGAATGAAAATGATTATTCCTAAAGAGCTACAATTCACCGCTGACAGAATATTGATGAGCCCTGGCAGAGTTGGTACTTCAGACAATGATATTAATGCTGTTAAGAATATGGGCATGGTCCCTGAAGGATATACAGTTAATCATTATCTAACCGACACTGATGCTTGGTTCATAAAGACTGATTGTCCGAACGGATTCAAAATGTTTGATCGTTCACCAATCAGAACTTCTATGGAAGCTGATTTTGACACCGGTAATGTGCGCTATAAGGCTAGAGAAAGATACTCTTTTGGATGGAGTGATCCAAGAGCAGTATTCGGTAGCCCTGGAGCATAACCTAATATGGAACCCCGCCGGGGGTTTCTTACTCAACCCGGCACACTTTCTCTTTCTTTTTCACATCTTTCCAAGTAGTATAGTTATTGTATCTAGGAGTAACTTGTCCTACAGACTGACCTAGCAGACAAGCCAAGACGGTAGGACTTATTTTTTTCTTAGGAGGAAAATTATGGCTAAATCAACCTTTTCGGGACCAGTTAAATCATTGGCTGGTTTTATTTCCGCAGGAAACGCTAACGTAGTTAGTTTGACTGCTGACACAACTTTGACCGTGGCATCGCATGCGGGCAAAGTCTTGATAACCAATGACGCAGACGGTAAGTTCACACTACCTTCAATTGTTGCAACTGCACCAGGCAGTGACGACGATCCTAACCAAACCAATAATCTAGGCGCTACTTTTACATTTATAGTTGTTACAGCAGCGACAGATATGGACATACTGACCGACGGCACAGATAAATTTGTGGGCGGTCTTTATACTGGAGTCGATGATGCAACAGGTAAGACCTTTATATCTGGCTCAAGTAATGATGTTATTACTATGAACGGAAGCACTAAGGGCGGACTTGCTGGTAGTATTGTAAAAGTAACCGCGATGGCTTCTGCTAAGTATGCTGTTGAAGGACTCATTCTTGGATCAGGAACTATAGTAACACCATTCGCAGATTCGTAGGAGGTAACACATGGCTGATTCAGTCACAGGACCAACTATTCAATACGACTACGATAAGAAACTGGTTACATATTGTTCTGTTTATTCAGATGGAACAGGCAGTAGCACAACATTAGTTGATGTTTCTGCTTTGAACCAATCTGCTAATAAAGAAACCTGTACCCATGTAGCGCTAAACAAAATCTGGTACACCTGTAGTGGAGCGCCTGACGCGCCAGCCTCTCTTGATTGGGACGCAACTACAAACGTTACCTTTTTGACTTTGGCATACGATAACATGTTCGATTTTAGTTCTATTGGAGGCCTGGTCAATACGGAGGCATCGGGATATACAGGAGACGTTCTTTTAGTAGTTCCGTCAACTGCTGATGCTGGAAACGAGTACACGGTTTGGTGTGAGTTTAATAAATATTACGAAGCACCTAATAACTAGGAGTAAAATATGCCGGGACTAACAAATAGAAGAAGAGCAATACAAGAAGGAACAGATTGGACTAAGCCTAATTCCAAGGCTAAAGGCTATAAGTACGGTGGCATGATTGTAGGAGGAGGAAGTGGAAGGATCCCAGGAGTATCCGAGTCTATATCAAGAGCAACCAAAAGTACCAGTAAGCGAAAGAGTCCTATAAGAGGCTACAAAAGCGGCGGTAAAGTCAAGTCTCGTAGGCCTTAATCATGGCGACTTCAGGAACAACGACATTCGACTTGAGTGTCGATGAGATTATTGAAGAAGCATACGAGCGATGTGGAATTGAACTTCGTACTGGGTACGATTTAGAAACTGCACGTCGTTCGTTAAACCTTATGATTGCAGAATGGGCAAATAGAGGGCTCAATCAGTGGTTAATTGTTAAAAATAATTTTACAGTTACTGAAGGCACAAACTATGTTGATCTCGGCACAGATGTTATAGACATAACATCGGCTGTCATTCAAAGAGATAACACAGATTTTCAACTTGAGCGTATAAGTAGGTCTGATTTCTTATACACACCAGAAAAAGCAGACAAAGCTAAACCAACTCAGTTTTTCTTAGAAAGACACATAACACCTAGAATTTATTTATATCCGACACCGGAGAACTCTACAGACGTTGTTTATTATTACGCTTTAACTCGTATGCAAGACGTAGGGGATTATACAAACACTATGGAGACAGTTTTTCGTTTTCTTCCATGTATGACCGCTGGTTTGGCTTATTACATAGCAATAAAAAGAGCACCAGACAGAGTACAAATGTTAAAGCAAATATATGATGAGGAGTTTGATCGGGCTGCTTTTGAAGACATTGATTCAGTAAGCTCTAAATTTGTACCGCCAAGAGTGGTGATATAATGGCTTTTTCGGCGGGCAAATATGCTTGGGGTATTTGTGACATTTCTGGACAAAGATACAGACTAAAAGACATGAAAATGCAGTGGAACGGTCTTCGTGTTGGTCCAGATCAGTTTGATACAAAACACCCACAACTAGACCCTCCTCATTTTGCAACAGACCCACAAGCTTTAAGAAACCCAAGACCTGACAGAACAGAACCTGTTGCCGAAGCTTTATTGACCAATAATCCTTTTCTTTCAACAGCGGGAAGTGCGGTTATTAAAGTTTTTGAAGACGACCATGGTCGAAGTACCGGGGACAAAGTACGTTTTAGAGGAGCCGAGGCTTTTGACGGGTTCACCGTTGCAACGTTGACTGATCCAGACGCGTATGCAATTACAAAAGTCAACGACGACACCTATACTTTTTCAGCTGTTACTGGAACAGGCACAAGTGGTGCAAGAGGCGGAGGGGCCTTCGTTTCAGTGGGTCCAGCCCAGGCGTTGTTGCCTTTAAATCCGTTTAGGACAGCGGCTTCGGGAGAAAACGCTATAATTCATGTGACCGAGTTCAAGCACAACAGGACCACGGGCGACACAGTTCGTTTTCGCAGCACCGAAGCGTTTGATGGAATAACAACAACCGTGCATC